ACTACCAAAATTCCCTTATGTTATTGGTAATCGTTACTACTCAAAACCGATTGAATTTAACCTTGACTTAAATTCTAACCAAACAAACCTTGACATTAACCAATTAGGTCTTGTCAGAAACACTAAACCATACAATTTAAACTCCGAATTTACCGATTATGATGGACTTTTTCTGCCTTATCAGGTAAAAAATGGACCTTTTAGCGTAAAATCGGTAAATCCTGCAAAAATTGATGAAATTAGGGTTATTTCTGCTGGTGATAATTACCGAGTTAATGATAAAATCACCATCGAAAACAATAATTTAGCAAAAGTTGCTAAAATTAAGGGGAAATCGGCAACAAGTCTAGCATCTAGCGTAATTCTACGCGAAAATGTTGAGTTCGTCTCTAAAAATAACACTCTCATTGGCTACAGCTCCGTTCCTCACTCCTTTAATACGGGCGATTCAGTGTTTTTGACCCTTTATGATGGTCAAACTCAGCTAAGTCCCCTAAAAATTAGTGAAAATACTCTCATTTTATCCGTTGGTCTCGCATCAACTGCAACAACTGGTATTGTAACCTATGTTAATGTTTATGGTGATCTAGAAGATGATGTAATTTCAGCTAATGATGTCTATCAAATCAACAACGAACAGCTTAAGGTTCTCAATGTTGATAAAGAAGGCTCAAGAATTAGAGTTTTACGTTCTGTTGGACTTACAACTGTCCAAGTCGGCACTGCCTTAACAGAAGTCCCAAGAAAATTCACGGCTGTTAATAACATTGGTATTAAAAATGGTGTAATTAATAAGGAAATTTACTTTAATCCCAAGGAAAGTGTTGCGATTGGTCTATCCCACGGAATCGGCATTAACAGCACTCTGTATTTCTCTAATCCTGGAGTTGGTGCTACAACCCTTGTTGTTCCTACCCGCAGCATTTATCTACCAACACATAACCTAAAGACCAATGATCAGCTAATTTATAATTCGTATAATAACCCACAGATTTCTATTTCAACTAATGGCATAACAACCTCATCACTGGCTAACGGAGCAAGGCTTTATGTTGCTAGATTCGATGAGAATCTGATTGGTGTTTCTTCTGTTCCTATTGGTGTTGGAAGTACCGGGATCTTTAGCGGCATCGGTTCTATTAGCAATTTACTGTATTTTGCTAATTCTGGATCTGGTGATTATCAAAGTTTTGTAACAGATTATACTACAATCAAAGGTGATGCCATTAAGCAAGATATTATTGTTTCTACTGCTTCCACTCATAACCTTTCACTTAACGATAAGTTTGATCTGACTGTTAACTCCGGTATTACTACTACCGAGATTATCAAGTACAGTGATAATCTAAAAGTATTATTGGCAAAGGAGTCAACGATTTCAAGTGTTGATCTGTCTAACAATCTACTCGTTTTCTCTAATCATTCGTTTAAGCATAGAGAAAAGGTTGTTTATAACTCAAACACCCAGGCAATTGGTGGATTGCAGAATGACGGGATTTATTATGTTATCTACATTTCTCCATTCAAGATTAAACTTGCATCATCTTATTACAATGCGACCCAATTAATTGGTATTGATTTGAGCGCAACTGGAGATGGTGCGATTTCTTTAATTAATCCATCCTTTACCGTCTCTAAGAATAGCTCTATTGCCTTCGATCTATCCAGTTCAACTCTTTCTTATTCTAAGAACGGTTCAACATTCCCAGCTTTTACCTTTGATGTTTTTTATGATCCTGAGTTTAAGAACCGCTATTTCAATAATGGTGATTCAACCAATCCTAATGTTGTAGAAACTGGTACTATCGGTTCTGCAAATGCCAAGGTAACTCTTGTTTATAGTGAAACAACCCCAAATCAACTTTATTACAAGCTAACCCCTGTTGCTATTTCCGATGTTCCATCAATAAAGTCAACTATCGTTGTTGATGAGGATCAGATCAATTCGAGCGCGATCAATTTTATTACGAACCCTTTGACTGGTTCTTATCAAAACAAGCAATTTACAACAACAACCTTTAGAACCAATCTAGATTTTCTTGCTATTCCTTTTGTTGATACTGCAGCCAATAGCACAGTTACCTATAAAACCAATTCTAGAACAGCGAGTGGTGGTATTGCTGATGTTGGCATCCTTAAAAATAACCCAAACAATTCAACTCTACCTAATGTCGTTTCTATTGCCTCCTCTTCTGGATCTGGTGCGGTATTAAGAGTCTTATCCGATTCTATTGGTAAGATTAGTGCTGTTAATCTAGAGGACATTGGTTATGAATACTCAATTGATTCTACTATCAGACCTAAACTCAATCTACCCAAGATCGTAAGAACAGAGCCCTTGTTCACGATTGAATCTATTTCGGTTGTAAGCCTCCCATCAAACTACTACACCAAACCTCAATTAGTCTTTATCGACAATTACGACAATAGTGTTGTTGATGAGGTCGTTCTTGACTTTAATGTCGAGCAAAAGCAAGTCAAGATTATTAAAAACTCACAAAAGATCAGAGGAACCAGCCCGTTCATTATCCCAGTCAATAATACTGTTGGTGTCGCCATTAGTAGTATCACTTATAACGACTCAACCCAAGAAGTAACAGTCGTTCTTGATGCCGGTTTTAGTGATGCAGAGGACTTCCCCTTTGAGAATGGTGATAAGGTTTTCGTTGAGAATGTTATTGTTGCTCCTGGTCAAAAGGGTTATAACTCTACAGCCTACAACTTTGCATTATTTGAAATCGCTAATGTAGATGCCAACATCGGTGGTGTTGGTGCATCTTTTACCTATAGTATGAGCGATTATCTCGCCCCAGGCGAACTTCTTGGAACTTATGACAATACCACCCTAAAAGGAACAGTAACCCCATCAAAGTATTTCCCCAACTTTAACATCAGATTAAGAAAGCCCATCTTTATTGAAGGTGAGAACGTCTCATCCCCATCAATGTCCGGGGTTCTTATTGATCAAAACACAGAGAATAACTACATCAAAGTCCTGTCTGACGGAACCTTTATCCCAGCAGAAACTCTTTCAGGACAGTCATCCAAAACTTCTGTTATCGTTTCAGAGGTTATTGAATTTGAGGCATACTTTAATACTAAGTCCTCTGCAAGAGTCGTTGATGGCTGGAAGAGAGAAACGGGCTTCTTTAACAATAACCTTCAGCGTATCCACGATAACAATTATTATCAATACTTCTCTTATGCCTTAAAATCAGAAGTCAATTTCAATGACTGGAATGAGGTTGTTTCCGATCTTGTCCACCCAGCAGGATTTAAGAAATTCAGCGATCTTATCGTTTATTCTGAAGTACCTGTTGATGTTGGATTTAGCACTGATGTTATCACCGAACACGTTCCGGTTAATGAGGTTATCAGCAACATTGATCTAAACTGCGTTGATAATTTCGACCTAGTTCGGGAAAATGCTCTTTTCATTGATAATAACCTCAAGTCAAACCAAATCAATTTCGAAAATGCTATCCTTCAAGATTATGTCGAATCAATCAGTAATCGCGTGGTACCTATTGATGATGTTATTATTGAGTTCTCTGAGAATAATCAACCACAACAGTATGTCGCTATTGATACTTATAGCACTGATGAATTTTATTATAAGAAGTATTTTGTCTCTGTTCTCGATAAGTGGAACCCAGAAAGCTCTGAAATTATTCTTGTAACAACCCTTCAAAACGGAACTCAGGGTACCTTAAATCAGTATGCAGAAGTTAGCAGTATTGATTCTCTTGGTTCCTTTGATGTAGACATTAACACCAATCAAGCAGAACTATTATTCTATCCTGATAACTATTTCTACTCAAGTTATTATGTAAACTCGTTTGCATACTCTGTCGGGAGATTCCATACTGGTGTTTCTACGATCAGTCTAGGAAACATCGCAAAACAAGAGTATTCAGGTAAATCTCATTTTGTAGGTCTTGGTACTACCACCGTTGTTGGATTCTCATCATCCGTTCGGGCAGCCAAGATTCTTATTGGGCTCGCATATACTGATAATACTCATTTAGAGTTAGATGAAATCAACCTTGTTCACGACGGTAGTAACATTTATTACAATAATTATGGTGAACTCAAGGTTTCTAATACTGACGTTGGTGTTGGAACCTTTAACATCTATTATTCCGGTAATAACATTAATGTTGATCTGATACCAACTAATCTTGGGTTTGGAACCGAATTTAGAATCAACTCCACGGTTTCTCTAATTCAAAATACATCATTTACTGGTATTGGTAGTACCACCATTTCCAATAACATTATTACATCAAATCAGGTTACTACAACCGGAATTGCAACCGAGGTATTTAAGTATTCCAATGAAAACGGTGGTTCCTACAGTATTGTTTGCGTCCAAAACACAACCAATTCCACTTACTCATTACTTGAGTTTGTTACCTCATACAATCCGATAACCAATGAGGTGTATTATGTTGAATACGGTAACGTAGATACTGCAAGCAACCTGGGTATTATTAGCTCTTACATTAATAATTCTGATGTTATTGTAGAGTTCAGGCCATCTGCATCTGCAAACTACAACATCCGTAGCATCAACAACATTATTGGTTCTTTCCAGACAGAAACTCAGGTTGGTATCAATAGTTCTTTCGCCTTTGACAGCAACTTTGTATTCTATGAGGCAGCCTTACTAGGAGCCAAGAAGCAATTTGAATTAACACATCTTCAGCAGCCGATCTTCAAACAAACCTTTAATGGTAGTTCTACTGTTGGTGTTAACACTACTGATAATACAATCATTATCCCTAACCATTTCTTTGTAACTGGCGAAGAAGTAACCTACTCCCATAATGGCAGCCCAATTGGTATTGCAACAACCACAATCGGTGTTGGTTCAACTAATCTTCTTCCCAGTACACTGTTTATCGTAAAAGTTGACGATTTAAGTGTTCAGGTTGCATCTGCTGCATCTTTCGCTCTTGCTGCAATTCCAACTGTTCTAGATTTACAAACCCTTGGAGTTGGAACAATTCATAGTCTAACTTCAAAATACACCAATAATAGATCGCTATTTACTGTTGATAACATCATTCAGAAGCCAGTTATCGGAATTGCTAAAACTACTTTAGTAACCAATGCTCTAGGGTATTACAATAACAAAATTACTTTACAGAATCCAACTGAAATTATTTCTGGTGAACTACTAAAGATTGATGATGAAATCGTGAGAGTTCTTGCTGTTGGTGTTGGATCAACCAATGTTCTGCAGGTAGATCGGGCAAAATTAGGAACTACCTTAGCAAAGCATAATACCAATGCTCTTGTTAGAAAAGTAAAGGGAAACTATAATGTTATTGGTAATACCATTCATTATGATGTTCCTAGTTACACATCGGAAGAAGAATACAACTTTAATTACACCTTCGCTGGTCGTGTGTTCCTCCGTTCTGGTGAAATCAATACAAGCAATAGAACTTATTACGATAATTACATTTTTGATGACATTACCACTCAGTTCAATGGTCTAACCAAAAAGTTTGCCTTAACATCATCGGATGCTAATGTAACTGGTGTTGATGATAGCAATGCTATTGTTCTTATCAATAATGTATTCCAGGCTACCAAATTTGATTACGAGATCACTGAAAATACCGGAATCACTTCAATAACCTTCACTGGGGCTGCTACTTCATTCTCTTATGATGTTAATACCGCAAGTATTCCTAGAGGTGGCATTATTGTTTCCACCGGCTCTACTCAAGGTTTTGGTTATCAGCCTGTTGTTTCTGCGGGTGGTACTGCAGTCGTTTCTGCTGGTGGCACCATTCAATCTGTTTCTATTGGTAATAGTGGATCCGGTTATAGATCAGGATTACAGGTGGTAAAAGTAGGCGTCCTGACTGAAAGTACCGGAACACCAAAGATTCACTTTATTGGAACTGCAACTGTTTCCAATGGTAACGTGGTCGGAGTTTCAATCACTAATCCTGGAATCGGTTTTACTGCCTTACCAACAAAGTTCACAAGACAAGTAACATCCAACGTTGCTATTGGGGCCACTCGTATTCCTCTTGATTACATCCCAGGTATAACAACAGCCAATTTCATTTCTGTTGGGGCCGCTATTACCAATGCGACAATTACTGGTATTGGTTCTACTGCAATTACGATCGGTGCTGGATTCACTTCAAATGTTGCAATTTCAGCCGGAACAACTGCTATTATTAAAGAATACAAACCTCCACAAGTTGTCTTTGATGAGCCACTGCCCTATTCACATCTACCACTCATTTATGCCCCTGGCAGCAGTGGTGTTGGTACTCAGGCAACAGCATCAATCGTTGTTGGCCAAGGATCAAGCGTAATTTCTTTTGAAATCATCAACTCTGGTTATGGTTATATGGTCGGTGATGTTCTGACTGTTGCTTATGGTGGTTCTGTTGGCGTCCCAACTGATCTTTCTAAGTCCCTTTCACAATTTAAGATTACCGTCGATCAGGTATTTTATGACGACTTCGCCTCTTGGAGTGTGGGTGATTTACAAGCATTCGATCCATTCGACCAGTTCTTCGATGGTTCAAGAAGAACCTTCCAATTAAGAGTCTCTAATAATCCAACATCCTTAAAAACAAAACCCGGTTCAACAATTGAGTTAAAATACAACCTGCTTATCTTTATTAATGATGTGCTTCAAATTCCTGATGTTGCCTATACCTTTGATGGTGGTAGTGTTGTAACCTTTGTAGAAGCCCCACAAGCATCTGATAAGTCCAAGGTAGTATTCTACAGAGGAACGTCCGAAATTGATACTATTGATGTTGACATTATTGAGGACCTTAAAATTGGTGATCTTATTACAATCAATAGTGAGGACTTCGCTTATCAGCAATCCGAGAGACTTATTTCCGACATTATTACAACAGATGCCGTCAATACTACCCTTTATGAAGGTGTTGGTATTTCTTCTGATGAGACTCTCATAAGGCCTGCAACATTCTGCAGACAGACGAGCGACATTATTCTCAATGGCCAGGTGATCGGTAAAAATCGTGTCATCTATGAGCCTATTATCAATCCATCAGCCCAATTGATCGCTAATGTAAGTCTTGCATCTACTCAAATTTTCGTTGATTCCTTGAGAACTCAATTCGATAATAAGGATGAATACTTGTTGGCCGATAAGGATAACAAATCAATTCGGATTATTTCTCAAGATGAAAACAACTTAACTTATGAAACATTTAAAGATGTTGCTTATGATGGTGATTTTGGTATCATCTCTGGTATCAAGACCACAACGATTGGTGTTGCCTCAACAGGTCTTGTATTCCAATTCTTTATTCCACCGGATTCAATCTTGAGAACCGAAAGTTATGTATCCAGTGATACAAGTGAATTGAAGCAGGGATATTACTTCAAGATCAACAATTCTAACATTGGTGATGGTGTTATTTCGCAAGAAAACAATGGAACCCAAATTGGAGTTGGTACGACTTTTATTGATAACATCTATAGAGCATACTCTGTTTCCATTGCATCGACAAGTGTTGTCGGTTATGGTGTCACTAATGTTCTAGAGGTAACAGCAAAAGTTGATCGAGTTATCTCTGGTGTTGGCATTAGTAATTATTATGGTAACTTTAGTTGGGGTAGGGTTCATACCTTTACAAGAACTAATCCTAAAACCTTCACTATTAGTCCTAGCGGTATAGGAACAGCTGCAATTGTTCAAAGAATTAAGCCCTTAAAATTTGAAAACTACTACACCTAAATAAGTAAAAAACAATGTATTATGGCGGCCATAAAAACCGATAAATTAAGGATTTCAAACGCAAAGCAATTTGTAGCTGGTGTAACAACGACTACCAATTCCTATTATACGTTTTTAGGGCTGCTTAATCCTACCGCTTATAAGACCGACTGGAACCAATCACCTGAAATTCCAAAGGATAACTTCTCTCAAGAGAATGATTATTGGGATACAATGATCGCTCTCAAGAAGATTATGCCGAGTGATGTTCGATTGGTTGTTAAGAAAAACGTCTGGTCAACTGGTACTACCTATGATATGTACCGTCACGACATTAGTGTTAATAAGACCTCAAAACCCTCTGGTGCAACAAGTCTTTATAATGCAAACTATTATGTCTTAAACGAAGATTATAAGCTATACATCTGCCTTAATAATGGCACCAGCCCTGAGTATCCTGATGGGCGTCCTTCACTTGATCAACCTACCTTTGAAGACCTTGAGCCTAGCGTTGCTGGTTCAAGTGGTGATGGTTATGTTTGGAAGTATCTTTATACAGTAAAACCAAGCGACATTATTAAATTCGATAGTCAGTTTTTCATTCCGGTTCCTGTAAGCTGGGGTTCAGATTCTCAGACTTCTTTGATTAAAAATAATGCAACTACCAGTGGTCAATTAAAAACCGTTATTATCACTAATCGAGGCGAAGGCGTTGGCGCACCTAATTCAACTTATAACGTTCCTATTAAAGGTGATGGGTCGGGAGCAGTTGCTACCTTAGTTATCAATAATGATTCTAAGGTTGAGTCTGTAACGATTTTCAGTGGTGGTTCCAATTACACTTATGGCAGCCTTGACTTACAGGCTGGTGGTGTTCCCACAGCATCAGTACGCCCCCAGTTTGATGTTATTATTCCTCCTTCCGGCGGTCACGGTTTCGACATTTATAATGAACTAGGTGCATACCGGGTTATGATTCAGTCTCTTATCGAGAACGACAATGAGAATCCCGATTTCATCCAAGAGAACGAATTTGCGAGGATTGGGATCGTCCAGAACCCCCAACAATTCAATTCAACCACCCTTCTGGCCGCTGACAAGGTAAGCGCATTATATGCCCTGAAACTCATTGGTATCACTAGCTCGAATGACTATAAAAACGCTGTGTTCCAGCAAGACAGCATCATCACCCAAACCATTGGAACAGGTATAACCGCAGCTGGTAGAGTCGCATCCTATGATTCTAATACAGGTGTTCTTAAGTATTGGCAAGATCGTACTATTGTCGGTTTTAATACCAATGGAACTCAGAATAACACCCCAACTTATGGATTTAATCTGAACAGATTTACTGCTACCCCAGCAACAGGTGGGTCTGTTACGATTACAGGTGAATCAAATAGTCTCAATCTTCAAATTGATACTAACTTCGGAACTACGGGTTCACCGGGTATAACTACAGTCCTAAATAATAGGACATATCAATTGGGTCAATATTTCGTAAATGGTGTATCTCAGCCCGAAGTTAAAAAGTATTCTGGTGACATTATCCACGTAGATAACAGGCCAGCAAGCCCGAGAACCCCAAGTCAAAAAGAGTATATTAAAATTAACATCTCATTTTAATTCCGATGCCTAAAGAGACAAATCTAAACGTTTCACCTTATTTTGACGACTTTGACCCAGACAGTAAGTATTATAAGGTTCTCGTAAAACCGGAATTTCCTGTTCAGGCGCGTGAGATTAATAATCTACAGTCTATTCTACAGAATCAGATCGAGTCTCTAGGCAACCATTTTTTCAAAGAAGGGGCTAAGGTAATTCCTGGCCAGACAAGTTATAATCGTTATTATAATGCAGTCCAAATTGATAATACGTTTTCAGGTGTTGATCTAGAGGTTTATCTTTCCTCTTTAGTAGGAAAAATCCTGATTGGTGAAACCAGTGGTGTAGAAGCCGTTGTTGATAATTTTATCACCGCTGCCCAGTCGGAAAGAGATAGCGTAACTCTCTACGTCAACTATCTTGTTGCTAGCCCTAACGATAATGAGCAGATCCGTTTTTCTGATGGGGAAAATCTGCTAGTAGCCGAAAGTCTTGTTAGTTCTTCGATTGCTTTTGAGGCAGGTCAGGCTGTTGCCAAAACGATTTCTCAAAATTGCAATTCCTTCTCATCAACTTTCACGGTTTCTGAGGGTGTTTATTACCTCAGAGGTCATTTTGTAACGGTTGATACTCAAACCATCATTCTTGATCAGTACACCAATACCCCTACTTATAAGATTGGTTTTACTGTAAACGAGGAGATTATTACGGCTGACATTGATCCGAATCTAACGGATAATGCTCGCGGCTTTAACAACTATTCAGCACCTGGCGCAGATCGTTTTAAGATTACAGCGATTCTCGATAAAAAGGAAATCAACGATCAACTAACCGAAAACTTTGTTGAGATTTCCCAGATCCAAGAAGGTATTATTCGTAATACTCCGAACGATCCTCTTTACAACATCATTGAGGATAAGTTTGCGAAAAGAACCTTTGAAGAATCCGGTGATTATTATGTTAGACGTTTTGATGTTTCCTGCGTCGATTCCTTAAACAATAACATCGGCAACAACGGTATTTACCAAGAAGGCTCAACAACTTATCAAGGTAACACCCCATCAGATGATCTTGCCATTTATAAGGTTTCTCCTGGTAAGGCCTATGTTCGGGGTTATGAGGTTGAAATCAATGCCCCAACATTCCTTGATGTTGAAAAACCCAGAACAACCAAAACTATTGGTAATCAGTCTTTAGTTTATTCTACTGGGGCTACTCTTTCTCTTAATCGTGTTTATGGTACCCCTGAAATTGGCATCGGAAACACCTTTGTACTGTCTTTGAGAGATTCTCGGATTGGTGCATCAGATTCTGCTGCTGCTGGCGATGAGATTGGTGTTGCAAGGGTTTATGACTTTGCTCTAGAAGAAGGTTCTTATCAAACAAATCTTGATGTTAATAAGTGGGACATTACACTTTATGACATTCAACCTTACACCAGAATCACTTTAAACCAGCCGATTACTTTATCAACCCCCGCTTATTTTGTTGGCAACTCAAGTGGTGCAACTGGCCATTTAAAGTCCAGCGTAACTAATTCTACTTCTATCGTTCTTTATAACGTTACTGGTAAATTCATCAATAACGAAAGTTTTACCATCAATAACGTTACCAATAGCCGTATTGGTGTTGCAGTAACCACTCACGACATTTCCAATGTTAAGTCTGTTTATGCTACTTCCACTTATGGGACTTTCAATGCGGATGTAATTCAATCACCATCCACTTTTGTTGGCATTGCCTCTGTGACCGCTGCTGTTGGTAATGCTGCTAGCGTAATTATCAATGGTCTTGGTTATGCCAATAACTTTAAGGCAAAAGATGTTGTCAGTTTCTCCGTTCCAACCCAGACAACTCTACCTATTCTGGCTAGCATCAATTCTGTAAGTACCAATAACCAATCCACAGTTTTGGCTGTTACTGGTGTTACAGGGGTTGACGGCGTTTGCAGTGGAACTCTACCAACAAGCGCAACCCAATTAACTGATTTAACCCTACTTAAAACCAATCTTTTTGGTGACGGGCAGACAAGGCTTTATACCCCACTACCAAGACAAAACGTACAAAGCGTTGATCTATCCGAGGCCAACATTGTTATCAGAAAACAATACAAGGTCAACATTACATCAAATTCAACCAACACCCTCACTGCAGATGCTGGTTTTAGTTTCCTGCCTTATGATGAGGAAAGATACTCCTTAATTCGCTCTAATGGTGTTATTGAACCCCTAACATCGGATAAGTTTGTAATCACTTCCGATGGTTCCCAGCTCCAGATCAATGGACTCGGATCTAACGATACCAATTCTGTTCTTATTACCACCCAAGAAAAGATTAACGTTTCTTCAAAGGCAAAGCTAAAGAACCGAGTTAATAGCATTATTATTGATAAGTCATCTTTATCCTCATCCGGTATCGGAACTACCACCAGAAATGATAATCTAACCTTTGGAAACTATCCTTTTGGAACCAGAGTCCAGGATAATGAGATTTCATTGAATGTTCCTGATGTTATTATTGTTCACGGTGTATTCGAGGCACAGAATTTACAAGAGCCAGCTGCTCCTGAAATGAC